TAAACACTTTCCATATACTCAGGCGTCAGGCCAAAAAAAGTCCGCGGTTAACGGAACCTCCATATCCTGTTCATAATCACACTCTGAACATTCGAATTCTTGTGTGAGATCCAGGTCAGGATTGGATGCTTTATAGGCTAGTCGCAGTTGGCGTGAATCAGCCGATGGCAGATTCTGAACAATATGGTCAATCAGTGTAGGGTCATCATCGCCGTTCACTTCATGAATAATAGTGCTTAATTGGAGAGTAACATTTTTCTCTCCTTCTTTACTGGTTTTTTTATTTGTTGCAAGTTTGAGAAGGCGTTTTTCTTCTCTACCTGTCAACAGTTTATAAGTAACGTCTAAATTGCTTCTGGTAAGTACTATGTTAAAAGTTCCGTCGCCATTATTTACAATATCTCGCTCGCTGAGATCCTCTGGTCCGATTATCTCAGCATCGTTAAGATCAAACGTAAAGTCTTGGTTAACTCCACAGGACGGGCATGTCACATTTGTTGTGTAGTCATTGCCATAACCCGATACCCTGGTTGCAACCACAATTGCGTTCTTATCACCGATAAGGAGACTGTCAACGTCAATGCGCTTGTCGATAATAACATTGCGCAGAACCCTGTCAAGGGCTATTCCCTTTTTAAGCAGTGATCTCGAAGTCAGAATATCTTCCTCTTTCGCCGTCATCTGCTTGATTTCAATGGTGGGCTCATTATGCAGTGGATGTCCCTCTGCGTAAAAGCACCCACCGGATGGTAATTCCACAAAGGCTGTAGGGACAACGAAGGAAAAGGGTGATTCCTGCGCTCCTTCTGCTATTTGTGGAACGGGCGGATCAGCATGTGTTTGCTTTGTGCCGCCAACACGTTCTCTATTTCTTGACAATATACACCTCTCAAGTTACGGATTGTCTGTTTTATACACCGAAGAATTCGTTTCCGCCACCTGCAATTGCTGCAGAGTTGTTTGCTGTCTCAACGCGGGCCCAATCATATTTAAGTGTAACGCTCATCTCAGTCAACTCATCTTCGCCGTAGGAAAGATCGCCAAACTTAAGATCTGTAATGAAAGCATTCCACAGTGTCCAAGTTTCAAGCGGCTTGCCATCGGAATCAATCTGTGTAATATAGACTGTTCCAAGTGCACCGGCGGCTTTAGCTTTAGACATAGTGCCCATATTTTCTGCAGTAGCATCAGTAGGTGGTGAATAACCTGATTGTACCACAATGTCAGAAAGAGTTGCAGTCATATCTGGGTTTACTGGGTCGACAAGCGTAATTGCACACTCGTTCCAAGTAACGGAGCCAGGATACTGAAAAGTATGGTTTAGATACTTGTGCTCTGCAGTGGTAATGCTAAAGGAAGGCTTTTGAACCGACTTTGCATACCAAAGCGTGGCCCCATTCCCCATGGGATCTTGAATTCCTGTGAATTCTACTGTAAATCTAAAAGATCTTTTCGGATCTTTCAGGGTGGTGTCTTCACCAAAGTTTGTTGACCAGAATGGCATTTTAAGTTTTCTCCCTTAATATTGTAACTAGTTGGTTCATAATTTATTAGTCGTCAAAAGACGCCCCGGTTGAGGCGATAACAAAGTCAATCGCAATGAACTCGATGGCACGTGCTGGTTTGACCATAATCTTTGCATACATGATGTTTTGATCAATCAAATCAGGAGTGGTAGTGGTTTCGTCGAGGATCAACTTGTAGTCAGTGATACCGAAGGTAACCTTGACGTTTGCGAGGAATGGCTCGACTAACGAACGGAATCGGTTCCAAGTGGCCTGTACATTCTGCTCGAAGAGAATCTTGGACGAGATGATAGAGATTTGCTTCTTCAAGTAAATCACCAAGCGGCGTACATTAATTCTATCAAGTGCAGACTGGCGCTCTTGTAGCGTCTTCTGTCCAAAGACCACGATTCCAGTTGAAGGGAACGACGCAATCGGGTTGATTCGGGATTCGTATAGAACATCGCGTTCCTTGGAAGTCAGACGTTGAGTCACGTTTGTAACCGGGATTCCGGCAGCGCCTTCAGTGAGTCCGCCGCGGTTGAAACCGGCGGGAGCGAACCAAAGTTGTGATTTCTTCTCTGAACTTGCAAGAACACCCATCATAGCGACACTTGGTGGAATCCAAAGGAGTCTACCGGTACCTTCATCACGGGTTTGAACCCATGGGTAGAAAGTAGCGCCGTAACTTGTGTCAATCTTGCGATCTCGTAAAGACGTAGCTGCCTGATTCGGAGTTGAAGCAAGGCGGTCTGCTTTATTAAGCTTGTACTCTTCATGATTTGGCAAGTACACATTCGCCAAGTCGATGAGTGCCATGGCATCTCCACGAGCCGAACAAATGTTCATAGCCTTCTCAGTTAATTGGTTGTTTGTAAGTCCGGGCGCGACCAACATGTTCATATCAATTGCTTCCGCGTCTGAGACACTGTCCATGGCGCGGGCCCAACTGTGATAGATGTAGCTGTTGTCTTCATTGGATACTCCAACAGTCATTCCTTTGTTATAAAAAGGATCGGGTTTCGTAATATCTAACCCGTCGAAGGCGCCCCAAATTGGCACAGTAAATTTGTTATAACCTGCGTCAAGAAGATCCTTGTAGCTACCGGTTGTTATAGATTGTTCGCGTTGACGGGAACCAGAACACCAATAGTAGTCTCCTTCAGAGCCAGAGATTACATCGTCCATGGACATAACGTAAGCATATGCCTTCACACCAGTTTGAGAGGTGGTCGTTGGATCATCCTTCCAATCGTTGTTCCATGCGCGGTGGATCTCTCCGATACCAGCAATCGGGATCGTGCTTCCGGAAGCTCTAGTAGTCTGCAGGCCGAAGTAGGCATTACGAGGATCCGTGAGTCCGCCGGCGGAAGCAGAGTGTCGAATTCGTGCTTGGGGAAACTTCATCTTCATATAGAGTTTTCCAATTGAACCAGAACCTGCTACCAGTCCCGCATCTGAACCATATTCAACTGTGGGGAGTCCCCAAAGGAAATTCTTTTGGTTTAGTCCAATATATGAGCCCCAAGTTGTAAGGGTGCTGCCTCCTGCACGTGGCTTCTCAGTCGTACCGGGGGTTCTGTTAGTTGCCCCTGAGACATCCATAAGTTTCGGAGGCCCGAAGTAGCCAAATGGTAGAGTGACTGCATCAATTGCGCCGGCTTCCACGTCTGCATTCATCTGAATATAGATAAATTTGGATTGGTTGGCGTATTCGCCGTATTCGCGCAGACGCTTCTCTTTTGCGTCCCATTCCACATAACGATCGCCAATTTTGCGACCAACAAAGTTGGGGCTGCTTGGGTTAAGCGTACACTCGTCGAACCTCTCAAGGATTACTACGTCGTTGTCGCTATCAAGCATATCACGAATAATTATTGAGAACGTTCCGTAGTCAGTAGCTGAATTATGGGATTGACGTACGTTAGCGATGGAGATCTTGACGTTGTCCATTAGCCATTCGCCATGGCCGCGGCCGATTAAGCGGAAAAGCTTTTGCATATTTTGCGGATAGAAGTTTGTTGCAGCCTGGAGGTCTTGTCCAATAATCCAGCTTGTGCGACCTTCGGTCGAAGCCATCTTTTTCATGTAAGCAGGGCTGACTGTGCTGAGGCTGCCGCTGAGTCCAATAGGAGTAATAATGCCTACCACAGTTTTATCGGTCGCGAGGGCGGCGCCAAGAAGGTCTTGCTCAAAAGTCTCGCCAACAAAATAGTCAACTTCGGCGCTGGTCGGATAAAAGTCGCCGGCGGAAGCTAATTGAGGGTTGGTGTTCATCTTCCTGCGGATATAATTCTCTGACGAATCATCAAAGTTGAATTTAATCGTTTTCTTATAAGAGGAGCCAGTGACAACCACCGTAAATAATCCAGTGGAGGAGTTTGCTTCGATAACAGTGTTGAGACTTGCCGTGTTGGTGTAATTACCGGCGGCGCTCTGAGTACCGTAAAGGGTCCCAGAGAGAAGGGGAACGCCGTTTTGAGTGTAGATAAGTGCACCGAGTGACGCGGTTACGGAATTAGATCCAGAGTTGAATACCCAGAGCCCGTATGCTCCACCGGTGGTAGAAATGATAGACGTAGGCGAGTTTGTGGTCTTCCAGCCTGCTGCAGCGTCACCGCCGGTGGTTTTACCTTGGGAGGTTTGTTGTCCAAGGACTCGCACGTAAGTAACGGGAGCGACGTTAGAGCGAAGGAAAGCCTTGGCAGCATAGCCACCATACATAGGAGATGAGTAGTTGCCCTCGCGGTAAATATCGCTATTTCCGCCGCCAGGTACGGTATCTCCAAACATCTCAACAAATTTTGAGTATGATTCCACCTTTACAGGGGTCATTGCCAGTCCTCGGCGCGAACGGCCGACGATTACTGGTCCAATCTCTGGAGCGCTTCTTGGTATAAAGGAGTTATCAATCTCGTTGATGAAAACTCCTGGAGATACAAATTTAAAATTCTTTACCGACATCTTTTGGTCCCTTCCTCTCTTTTAAAGTAATTTGAGTATGACTGTTAATCATCTGTAAATAGTATTTTTAACTTCAAAAGTCTTGAAGATAATCAATAAAATCTATTTTACTTCCGGAACTACTTCTTAAAAAAGCCATCATTGCCAGGAACAGGTTCTAGTTCGCGTGGGAATGTAACCTCGACGGTGTTTTCATCCAGGCGAACAATGGGTCTATCATCATTTATACCTTCGCCTATCAGGTACCCTAAAACCCTAATACCGATCTCTGTGGTGTACATGCGCATATCTTCTTGCATGTCGTCGACGTTGTTCGTTTGCGCAAAATCTTGATTGATAAAAGCTTCGTATAAATGTCCATTTCTTTTTAAAGTAAATGCATTGATTTGTCCGGTTCGTGCAATAAATGGCGCCACCATGCCATTCATCTGTTCCTGAT